CAAGCCACACATGATCAAGAACACACGGCATCCGGGGGCAAAGGCTAAGCCATTCATGCGCCCGGCTTTTGATAAACATTCGCGTGGAGCTTTGCGATTATTCCGGCGTAAAGCATGGGAACAGATTGCCAAGCAAGTACGGCGAAAGGCTTCATGAGTGGCCGATACGATAGAAGCATCTTTACGAACTCGGTTGGCTGCTACCGCGGCGGTCACGGCGATTGTGTCGACCCGCATGTACTATATGCAGGCGCCGCAGGCTACAGCATTGCCATACGTGATTCTAGAACGAATCGACACGAACAGACTCAATACATTGAGTGGGAGCACAACAACGAGTGAAGTACGCATACAAGTCGCTTGTCTTGCCAGCACATATACTGGTGTAAAGGCACTAGCTGATGCTGTACGTACCTCATTATCAGGATGGACGAGTCCAGCGACCGATCCGGTCGTCGCGATGGTTCATTTGATTGATGAGCGCGATCAACTGCAAGCTCCTCAATTAGGTGAGGATTTCGGCGTCTATGAGATCCAGCAAGACTACAATGTGTGGTATAGTGGCTGATTATACAAGGAGATACCCATGGCTTTCAGCGCGAACGCATCGGCCGTAAAGTTTCCGAACACATCGACATCGATCGGTAACTTGCGTGATATTTCATTTGCCCTCGGTGGCACAGAAATTGATGTCACCGATATGGCCGATAGCGAGCACAAGTATGAGGTCGGAATTCCTGACAAACAAGTTACGATCGAGGTATTGGGAATTTCGGCACTTACCCATGGCGCAACAGGTTCGTTGACGGTCGCGTGGAATGATGGATCGACTACCTCCATCAGTACTGCAGTCGTCACAAACTTCGATTATGCTGGAGCACTTGATGGAGAGATCACAACCACAATCACGTTCAGGCCAATGTGACATGCTGACTAGAGACATGATCTTGCAAGCTTCCGATCTGTCGCGCCAAGCCGTCGATATCCCCGAATGGGGAGGTTCCGCATTCATCTACGAGATGACTGGTACCGAGCTGGATGGCTATCAATCTAGTCTCATGGATGGTTCTGGTACTGTCACGCCCGCGAAATTGATCGATGCACGTGCGCGGCTGGTCGCCATCTGCCTGCGCAATAATGATGGGAATCGGCTATTCACGGATACTGATGTGGCCGCACTTGGTCGGAAAAATGGCCGCATTCTCGATCGGTTGTGGAAGGTAGCTCGCGATCTCAATGCCATGGGAGATGAAGCCATTGGAGATGCGCGGGGAAAATGAGGAAGCGCCAGGACTGGATATTTCAGCATCGCCTGGCGCTCGCACTTGGCTGCACACGACGTGAACTACTCCAACGGATCACAGCACGAGAACTGGTGGACTGGGTGGCATACTGGTCGATCGAGCCATTCGGAGATGATTATTATGCACACGGGATCGTCGCATCGACGATCGCGAACGTGTTTCGTAGCAAGGGTAGGCGATTCCGACCCGAGGACTTCAAGCCTCGACCGAGGCACTCGCAACAGCAGATGAAAGCTATTTTCCAGGCGGTAGCGCAGGTATGGCAAAACAAACCGTAGGTACACTCAATATCATACTCAGTGCCAGCGCCAAGGGATTCACTGCAGTTATGCAATCGGCGCAGAAGCGGATTAGCGGATTTGGCGCGAGCGTGCGCGGCATGGCATCAATCGCAAAGACCGCGTTCATCGGTCTAACTGCCACGGCAACTGCTGCCGCTGGTGGCCTGATCGTATTGACGAAAAATGCGATGCGCAATATCGATGCAACATCAAAGCTAGCTGATCGCCTGGGTCTGGCTACCGAGGATCTAACGAGTCTACAACATGCAGCTGATCTCGCTGGTGTATCGACGGAACAATTAGATAAGGCTCTCTCGATGTTCGTCCGTAATATCGGCGAAGCAAGGGCCGGAACTACGCAAGCTGTTGCAGCATTTGAAGCCGTCAAGATAAGCACTCAGCAACTTGACTTAATCTCAACGATTGAATCGCTACTTGCCACATCCGATGCGCTAGCTGGGATATCCAAAGCATCAGATCGTGCACGAATAGCTACGGACTTATTTGGACGCGGTGGCGGCCAGATGATCAATATGCTAGGGGAAGGTAGGAACGTCCTATTGGCGGCAGCACAGGATGCACGCACTCTCGGGTTGACTTTTAGTCGTGACATGGCTTCCGGTGTAATAAATGCGAACGATGCATTAACGCGGGCAAGGAGTGCTGTTCTTGGACTTGCCAATATCATTGCCATCGATCTATCCCCAACGATAAAGCGTGCCGCAGATGCCTTTGTTGATTGGGCTGTGCGCTTTCGCCAAAGTGGCTTGTTAGGTTCATTCGATATGATAAATGGAAAGATCAACGACCTGATAGCCACATTGCTAGCATTCCGGGTAGTATGGGATTCTATCTTTGGGGTATTACATGGCATCGTCGCTAGCAGTGCTAAGGCGGGAGAGTTTGCAGTAGGTGCTATTGAACCATTTGTACTACCGCGAATTAGAGAATTTCTGGCACTGCCACGGCTTAGAGAATTTTACCGTAATTTTGCCGCTGAAGAGTTCGAATTGGCTGGTGAGAGATTGCGTGGTCGTGGTAATGGATCGATGCCTGCCCCAGCACATGTTGCTGCGATGGCTGATCGCCAACGAGTTACACCAGCGCAGCGAGACTCTAGTCAAACAGATCTGCTGCGAGAAATATTGCGCACACTGCGTGAAGGTGCGCGCAACACGGCGGTGAATCTATGACCATTCGCGTGACAACTGATTTGGTACCTGGCGCCAACCTCACGCGGCGTGACGGGCTGATCATGGGAGGCACGCGGACATTCCGTTACTCATCGGATTCTCCCGCTGCCGATGGTTTGATCGGAGATGTTACAGATTACAACATAGTGGCCGTTCACGCCAGCATCCCCCGGATGGGTGATATATTCCACACCAACTTTCCAAATCTGTTTCTCACTGAGATGGATATCGAACGCGAGGAGATTGGCCAATTCGCCATACGGTGTGGATACGACCGAATCAACACTTCACTTAATGGTGGTGACGGTACATACGTGTTGCTAGAAGTACAGACGCAACAACGGCAAATCACAACCAATACCGGCATTGCTGGCACTGCATTCGAGGTGCAGCATCTAGATGAGGTGCAGCTACCTGAAGTGAGCGCGTTGCGGCACGCCTTTGCGATGAGAATAAATCGTGTGTTGACAACAGATACACCTGGCCTTACTGCTGGTCAATGGATCGATACGATCAATTCTAGTATATGGATCGGGGCAGCACCTGGTACATGGCTGTGTACTGATGCAAGTTATCATCCCTTGACTGTTTCGACTACACAATCAGGTGTAAGCAAATATGTCATGTCATTTCTATTCGAGCTCGAACCATCTGGATGGCAGCCTGAGGTATGGTTTCGTGATCCGTTAACCGGTCGACCACCCGACGATATCATCGAGGGAGAGGGACACAAGGTCATCAACTGGTACACACCTCGTGACTTCAACGTGGAGCCCATCTAATGCCTACGTCTACCGATTCTGATTATGTATTCCTTGGTAATGTCAATATGGCCGGCGCAACGAGCGTGCAGCATAAAGCTGCAAGCGTGACAAATGCTGACATCGCTGCTGGCGCCGGCATCGATTACAGTAAAGTGGATTCGTTGGCCATCGCGATATCCAACTTCGCTCTCGCAATCGGCGCAACACCTGTAGCACGCGAGGAGATTGTACATACATGCCGTGCTGCCGGCACCATGCGATTCTTCTACGCTGGACTCAATGACACCGGCACGAGCACTTCGGTCACCTACGACTTGAAGAAAAATGGCACGACGATGTTATCTGCTGTAGTCACCGTGGCCCACACTGACTCGGATCGGCAGAACAAGCAGGGCACATTGAGTGTGACAACTGTGGCTGCTGGTGATGTAATCAGCATGCAGCTTGCAGTAAGTTCCAGCACTGGGGCACAAGGACCGTTCTCGGTGTGCGGAATCAGCTACGAGAGTACCCCGAGTTAGTCATGGCGATTCCTGTACGTCCAGTCCCAACCTTGCAGATGCTGCCGCGGGGAATCCGCTTCTTCACGGTCATCAGTAGCGTGCCGATCGCATCCAGTAATGATTCTCAAGGTAATCCGACCCAATGGACATACAGCCTGCAAGAGTTACGCAAGAGTGGTGTTGGATATGGCGCATGGACGACGAAGGGCATCAAGACTTGGAATGGTTACAATTTCGCCGAAGATCAGAATGATGGCAACGGGGAACAAGGCAACGGAGTAGATCACGATGGGGCAGACTACCCGACCAACTTCAACATGTCTGCGATCCCAACTGGTAGCACGGTCGGCGGCGTTGTCGTAAATGCACCTAGCGGCACAAGCTATGTGCAGGAAGTATGGATTCTCTACGGACCAAATGGCGAAGATGGCACCTGCTGATGAGCTTTACTCGTGCTGCATGTTGTTGCGGTGGCGTAGTCTACCGTTTATCTCGCTGCAATACCAGTGATGTCATATACACGACGACGAATCTGTCTGCATATGTTGGGCAAGTGGTGAAGGTAGCCGGCATCTGTTACGGTGTGACGATCGAGACTGGGACGCCGACACAGGCTGTAACAGTGCAGAGCAATCATGCAACATGCGCTGCATGTGGCGATGTTGAGACTGTATGCTCCTC